GTAATGGTGATAAAGAAAATAAACTTCCGCATATTAAATTCAAAACTGGCAGCAGTACCAAGATAATATATATTCTCGGTTACGATAATGCCAGCAAGTGGAAGAATGCTTTAGGTTCGCAGTTTGGATGTGTATGGGTAGATGAGTGCAACACAGCAAATATAGACTTCATACGAGAGATATTTGGACGTTCTGAATACTTTGTAGGTACGCTTAATCCCGATGCACCTACATTACCTATATATTCAGAGTACATCAATCACGCAAGACCGATTGATAAATACAAGTCAGATGTACCGGAAGAAATCTGGAAAGATATTAATGCTTGTGAACCCATTAAAGGCTGGGTATATTGGTTCTTTAATATGACCGATAACATATCCATGACGCCTGAAAAGATAGAGCAGAAGAAAAATAGTTATCCTCCGGGGACTAAAATATATAAAAATAAGATATTGGGATTAAGAGGTAAGGCCACGGGTCTTGTCTTTTGTAATTTCTGCCGACGACATGTTATTACAAAGGAACAGGCCAAATCTTATATTAGGCAGGAATGCGATAATACGCAGACAGAATGGTTTACAATATATACAAGCGGGCTTGATACAGCGTATTCAAGCAAGAGTCCGGATACTATAGCAATGTCCTTTGTAGGCATAACAAACAAAGGAAAATGTATTGTACTTGCTGAAAAAACATATAATAATGCGGCTCTTGATGTGCCTATAGCACCTTCTGATACAGTAAGGAATTATGTTGATTTCTTAGAGCGTAACAGAAAAGAATGGGGAGGCATGGCAAAAAATGTATTTGTTGATTCTGCTGATCAGGCAACAATAAAAGAGCTTGTAAAATATAAACGTGAGCATCCAGACTGCAGGTATTTATTTAATGCTGCATATAAAGCAATGACAATAGTAGACAGAATTAATTTACAGCTTGGCTGGATGTCATTTAATGATGAGAAAGGTAAGGAACCTGATTTTTATGTAGTTGATACATGTACAAATTATATGGGAGAACTGCAGGTATACAGTTGGCTTGAAGATAAAGACTGTACGCCGGAGGATGGGAATGACCACATGGTAAATAGTGTGCAGTACGCTTGGATTCCATACAGTGACAAGATAGGAGTGTAGAGAGGTGAATATATTTAATTCTATGGCAGATAAGATAAGACAGGGAATAAGAACATGGCTTAGGATACAGCCAGCACAGATAGGAAGCATACAGCTTAATGAAGTCCTTGATTATGAAGCAAATGCAATAAAAAACAGAATATGGTACAGAGGCGAGAGCGAGGAACTATCACAGCTGTATTCACAACTCAATGGGGATAAGACAAGATTTTGGGCGGCAAAATGTACTCCAGGAATGGAGATAAGGAAGATACATGTTGGAATTCCATCTATGATTGTAGACATGCTTGCTGGTATTGTAGTAGGCGATATGAATATTGTTGATGCTGGCAGCAGACAGCAGGAGTGGAACGCTATAGCAGATGATAATAAATTTAAGGAGCTTGTAAAAGAAGCGATAACAGAGACTCTTTATATTGGAGATGGAGCATTCAAAGTATCTTTTGATACGTTGTTGAGTCGATATCCGATAATCGAGTTTTATCCCGGAGATATGATAGATGTAATTCGTCAGAGAGGTAGAATCAAGGAGATAGTATTTAAAACTGTGTATGTGAGCAACAGACAGGAATATGTGCTTTTAGAGCATTACGGTCATGGATATATTGCATATGAGCTCACAAAGAACGGCAGAGAATACAACATCGATGCAGTTCCAGAGCTTGCAGGATTGAAAAATGTAACATGGAATGACAACTTTATGCTTGCGGTTCCACTTATGTTTTACAAGTCAGCAAAATTCAAAGGCAGAGGAAAGAGTATATTTGACAGTAAAATTGATAATTTTGACGCACTTGACGAGGCTTGGTCACAGTGGATGGAGGCACTAAGGTTAAATAAGACAAAAGAATATATTCCTGAGAGTATGCTTCCGAGAGACCCGGATACAGGTGCGGTATTAAAGCCTAATGCGTTTGATAATGCTTATATACAAGTAGAGACTTCAATGGCAGAAAAGGCAGCACCCAAAATTGAGCGGGAGCAAAGCAATATACCTCATGAGAGTTATCTTGCAACTTATATTACGGCTCTCGATTTGTGCCTGCAGGGAATAATGAGTCCTTCAACGCTAGGTATTGATGTAAAGAAACTTGATAATGCTGATGCACAAAGAGAAAAGGAAAAAGCGACGCTTTATACACGCAATAATATAGTGGAGCAGTTGCAGGAGGTTTTACCTGAGCTTGTAAATACAGTATTCAGAGCAGTTGATACATATAATAAAACAGTAATAAAAGATATTGATGTAGATGTGACATTTGGTGAATATGCAAATCCGTCTTTTGAATCACAGGTTGAGACAGTCAGTAAGGCAAAGCAGGGCGGTATTATGAGCATAGAGGCATCTGTTGATGAGCTGTATGGAGATACCAAGGATGACAAATGGAAGCAGGAAGAGATAGCACGTATCAAGATGGAACAGGGAATTTCACAAGTGGAAGAACCAGGCATTAATATGCAGGCTGATGAGTTTTCAGTTCAGGCGGACTGATTGAGGTAATTTATGGAACTTAACACGGATTATGACATAGAGAAAGCCTTTAGAGCCATAGAAGATGAGCTTATATCGTCAATGATACGAAATCTTGACGGACACAGGGCAGAAGAGACAGAGCTTGGTTATAATTGGTCACAATGGCAGGTTGAACAGCTTAAAGCATTGGAAAAATATAAAGCCGACAACAAAAAGCGTTTCCAAAGTAAGTTCAGTGATATAAATGGTTCAATTGATGCAATGATATTTACGGCAAGGCAGACGGGCGGTACAGAGCAGGAGCAGAAGATATTAAGAGCAATTAAAAAAGGACTTAAAGCATCTAAAGTGTCACAGGGCACTGAGGGTGCTTTTTTCAAATTAAATACCAGGAAGTTAGATGCACTTATAAAAGCTACAAAGGCGGATTTTGCCAAAGCTGAACATTCTATGCTAAGAATGTCGGAGGATAAATACCGGCAGATAATATTCAATGCTCAGGTGTATGCGAATACGGGTGCAGGAACATATGAGAAGGCAGTTGATATGGCTACAAGAGATTTTCTTAAAGCTGGTATCAACTGTATTGAATATGCGAATGGTGCAAGGCATACAGTAAAAGATTATGCCAGAATGGCTATTCAGACAGCCAGCAAGCGTGCATATCTAACTGGAGAAGGCGAAATGAGACAATCATGGGGAATTAGTACAGTTATTATGAATAAGCGTGCTAATGCCTGTCCTAAATGTCTTCCGTTTGTTGGAAAGATTCTCATAGATGATGTGTGGAGTGGAGGTAAGGCATCTGATGGTCCTTATCCACTTATGTCTTCTGCTATGGCAGCAGGGCTTTACCATCCTAACTGTAAAGACATACATACAACATACTTTCCAGAGCTGGATGAAGAGCCAGACGGCAAGTTTACAAAGAAAGAACTGGAAAAGGTAAAGGAAGATTACAGACAGGACCAGAAACAGCAATATGCTGGCAGAATGGTGGAGCAGTTTGACAGGTTGTCGAAGTATTCACTGGATTCGGATAATAAGAAAATGTATGAGGTAAGGAAGGAACAGTGGGAGAATGTTTCAAAAGAATATGAGAGGGGATATATAGATAATAATTCTCAGAGAATAGGAACGAATAAAATAGACCTAGACTATATTAATTCCAAAGATTATGCGGATAAATATATGAAGATTAGCAAAGATATGGAATTAAATAATGTAATATATAGTAAATCAATGGATATATTGAGAAGTAATAACAGTAGTGATACTGAGGGATTATGTGTGATAAGCGTTTCTAATAGACAGGTGTTGCTTAATGTAAGGGGAAAGCCTGATGCAATAGGTGTTGAACTAAATAAGAAGCAAATGTCTATAATAAATAAGCACAAAAATGATATAATAGGAATACATAATCATCCAACAAATTTATTACCTAATGGAAGTGATTTTGTTGCTGCTGGGGCAAGAGGATATCAATATGGAATAGTAGTAACACATGATGGAAGAATATATAAATATTCCGTAGGAGATAAACCATTTTTACCTTATTTGTTAGATAACAGGATTGACAAATATTGTTCAAAAGAATACAATTTAAATATTAAAGAGGCTTATGAAAAAGCACTTAATGAGTTTAGAAAGGAGTATGGTATATCATGGCAGGAAATAGAATAAGATGTTATTTGGATGTTGTGATACATCATCCGGATTGGACAATAGAAGATTTTGAAAAAGAAGAAGAAAGGCTTAAAGAAGAAAGTGATAAACTTACGGATTGGCCAGAAATAAAATAATCAGTTTTGTAGCCACCAGTCGAGAGATTGGTGGTATTTTTATACCCAATTTTAAGAAAGTGAGGATTTAGAAATGAAGGATTATATTGGAGTAAAAGTGGTGACAGCAGAGCCAATGAGTAGGGGCAAATATAATGAATACAGAGGATGGAAGATACCAAGTGACGAGAATCCAGAAGATGAAGGCTATCATATAAGATATCCTGATGGATATGAAAGTTGGTGTCCTAAGAAACAATTTAATGAAGCGTATAGAAAATGTGACAATATGACATTTGGAATTGCTATTGAGGCCATGAAAAAAGGTAATAAGGTAGCAAGAAGAGGTTGGAACGGAAAAGGAATGTTTGTTGTATATCAGAAAGCATATCCGAATGGAATCCCCTGCAATAAGCAAACAGCGGAAGCATGGGGGTTAAACGAAGGCGATTTGTTTATATGTAACCCATATTTTCAGATAAAAAATGTGGATGGTTCACATTCAATGTGGGTTCCAAGTATTAACGATTGTCTCGCTGAAGATTGGATTATATTAGAATAGTCCAAAGTTGCACCAGTGCAACACAATTTAATATTAGTTATTAAGCACACATGGCAATACGCTGTGGGTGTTATTTTTATGCCCAAAACTTAATGGCACTAAACTTTAGGAAAATGCCGACGGGCGGTAAACGGAAGAAAGGAGACAATGTGGAGATGAGATTACCTTTAAATCTTCAGTTCTTCGCAGAAAGCGGAGAAGGCGGCAGTGAGCAGAGCAATCAGCACAATGACAATAATCAGCAGTCGGCCGGAGTTGATTATAACAAATTGCAGGAGATGATAGATACTGCAACTGCCAAAAAGGAAAACGCTGTAATTAAAGACTACTTTGTTCAGCAGGGATTATCTGAAAATGAGCTTCATCAGGCAATCGCAGCATACAAAAAGAGCAAAGAGCAGCAGTCGGAACAGCAGCAGAACGCCAATACAGAGCTTCAGAACGAAGTTGCGGCAGCAAAAAATGAAGCAAAGCAGTCACAGATAGAGCTTGTAGCTACAATGACGGCGGTAACTCTTGGCGTAGATGCAAAAACAATTCCATATCTTGTTAAAATGGCAGATTTTAGCAAAGCTGTCGGTAATGATGGAAAAATATCAGAGGACAGCATTAAGGCTGCACTTGAGCAGGTCCTTAAAGATGTGCCGGCATTAAAACCAACACAGGGAGCAAATAGCGGATTTCAGTTAGGAGCTCCGGGAGGTAACAATAATAACCAGGCAAATGAAGATGCTCTTAAAAGAGCCTTCGGATTATAAGAAAGCGAGGAAAAACAATGGCAGTATATGAATATGCAGAAACATTTACACAGCTTTTACAGCAGAAATATGCGAAAGAGTTGTGTTCGGATGATTTAACAAAGTCTAACCCACAGGTAACATTTATCAATGCACAGACAATCAAGTTGCCAAGAATGGCGGTAAGCGGTTATAAGGACCATACAAGAACACCGGGATTCAACGCCGGAACATTATCAAACGATTGGGAGCCAAAGAAGTTATCACACGATAGAGATGTTGAATTCTTCATTGATCCAATGGATATTGATGAGACCAATTTAACATTATCGGTTGCCAATATTCAGAATACGTTTGAGACTGAACAGGCCATCCCCGAAAAAGATTGTTACAGATTTTCAAAACTGTATTCAGAACTTAGCACACATAAGGCGGGCAATATTAATACAACAGCTATTACAGCAGCAAATTTTCTTGATGTATTTGATGATCTTATGGAATCTATGGATGAGGCTGGAGTTCCTGAAGAGGGAAGAATTCTTTATCTTACACCTAAGATGATGAAGATTGCTAAAAAAGCAGATGGGATTCAGAGAACAATTGATGTCAGCGGTAGTTCCAATGTTGTTAATCGCAAGGTTCACAGTCTTGATGATGTAATCCTTAAATCTGTACCATCGGCAAGAATGAAGACAGCATATGATTTTACAGAAGGCTGTAAACCGGCTGGTTCAGCTAAGCAGATTAATATGATTCTTATTCATACATCTTGCGTAGTTTGCCGTGATAAGTACAGCTACATCAAGCTCTTCACACCGGGAACAGATTCAAGGACAGCAGATGGCTACCTTTATCAGAATCGTTGTTATGGCGACCTTTTCTTACTTGAGAAAAAGGCAGATGGCTGTTCTATGAATGTAGATTCAGAGTAAGGAGGCAGAACATGAGAGCAATAAAAGCAAATAAGGAATATGCAATATCAGAATCAGAAAAGAAACGATATATTGAAGATGGCTATGATATTGTTGATGATAAGGGCAATATTATAGCTTATGGAAGAGGCAAGACTGTTCCATATGAGAAGTATAAGAAGGTACTTGATGAACTTAATGCACTCAAGGCAGAAAAGACAGAAACAGTTGATTTAACAGCTATGACAGTTGAAGAATTAATCGCATATGCAAAAGACAATAATATAGACATAGGACAGGCATCAACACAGGAAGGCATTTTAAAGAAGATTAAAGCTTCCAGGGAAGCGTGAGCCTATGGTATATGCAAGCAAAGAACAATATTTGAGTGAGCATAACATTATTCCGGATGAGCAGATAATTAAAAGGTTAAAGCAGGCGAGCCGTCATATCGACTCGCTTACTTTCAATCGTATAGTTGCGAGAGGCTTTGAAGGTCTGACAGAGTTCCAGCAGGCAATAATCATAGATGCGTGTTGTGATATGGCCGATTTTGAGTATGAGAATGAAGATATGATTAATTGTGTCTTGCAGAACTATGCTGTAAATGGAGTATCTATGCAGTTTGGCAGCAGCTGGAATGTTCTTGTACAGAATGGAATTGCCATAAAGCGGGACATATATCAGTTGCTTTGTCAGACGGGACTCTGTAGTCTTTTGTTGGGGGTGTAAGCATTTGAAATATCCATGTTTAGTATTAAAGAGCATGTGTAAGACAGAAATACACCTCGAGATAACGCAGGAAGGCAGGAACGTTTATGGAGAACCTCTTGAACCTGTTATATGGGATGGTTTATGCAACTATCAGGATAGCGGCAAGACAGTATTAACAGCAGAAAAGGTACTTATACAGCTTGAAGGTTGTGCCTTAATACCGGGGGATATTGCACCGGAGCTTCCTGTTATTACTAAAGGTGATATAAAGGTGTTCGGTGTAACAAGGCATATATACAAGGGTACGAAGTGCCGTAATCCGGATGGTACAGTTAATTATGTAAGATTGGATGTGATGTAATGGCAAAGAATGTTAAGTCAACAGTAAAGCTTAATATGCCTGTGGTGAGAAGACTTACGGCAGCAGCACAGGTGTCATTGGCACAGACGGCAGAAGCTATACATACAGATGTTGTTCAAAGGCAGGTAATGCCTAGAGATACAGGTACATTACAGAATGAGAGCACATTTGTATATACACAGGATATTGCAAATGGTAAGGTGGAGCTTATATCAAGCACGCCTTATGCAAGAAGATTATATTATCATCCGGAATACAACTTCCATCAGACACCGTGGACAGATGAAAGCGGCAAGAAACATGAAGGAAATGCGAATGCTAAAGGCAGATGGCTTGATGATTACCTTAAAGGCGGTAAGAAACAGAATTTTGCCAAGAATGCTTTTGCTAAGCTGTATAAGAGGAATGCGGGGTTATGATGTTAGGAATAGGTGATGTAAGAGATTATATAGCAGGTCTTGGTATTGCAGACAATACTAACGTGTATTGCGGAAAATTAGACGACAAAAAGAATAAGAGCATAGGTGTTTACAATAATAACAAGCAAAGACCTGTGCAGATGGCGGTAGGCGGCTTAAATAACAGCTCTTATCGTGTTAAGTCTGTAAGCATATTGGTTCATTGGAATACCAGTGTAAGAGACACAGAGAAGACCGCAGAACAGCTCTACAATATGCTTAGGGATATGAACCATATTACAATCAACGATACTAAAGTGCTCTTCACTAAAATGTTGGTTGATGAGCCTGTTGATGTAGGGACAGATGATAAAGGTATCTTTGAGAGTGTAATAGAATTAGATATTTATTATGAAAGGTAGGCAAAAGTATGGCACAGAATACTAAATTAGCCGGATATAATGCGGGTGCTACTCCGCTTGAAGGTGTAAATCCAGTACATACAATTCAGTTTGGAATTTGTATCACGGGAAGAAAAAAATCAGATACTCCGGAAACGATAGAAACTAAAGTGGTGAGAGATGCGGAAAGTCTTAGCATTTCAGTTGATGGAACTATTGAAGAATGGAATCCAATGGACCAGGCAGGCTGGGTTAGACGTCTTATGACAGGAAAATCGCTTGGAATGTCAATGGGTGGTAAACGTAACTATGGAGATGAGGGAAATGACTATGTGGCAGGTCTTGCTTACAAAACAGGGCAGGACTGTAACTCGTGGGTGTCTATTATATTTCCGAATCTTGATCAGCTTCTTATTCCTGCAGTCATCAATGTAACATCACTTGGCGGTGATTCTACAAGTATTGATGCACTTGAGTGGGAAGCACAGTCAGATGGAAAACCAACATATATTGAGTATAGTCCAGAATAAGGAGATGAAAAATAATGGCAAATAAAACAGATTTTCAGGTAGTAGATATTTCAATGAAGATTACAAATCAGTTACCAAAAGTTATCATTACAGATGAGCTTATGGTTACTGTAAATAACAGAAAAAATAATATTCTTAATATTCAGGCAATGGCACAGGAATTTGAGAAGAAAAAGGGAGATGAGATGGCATTTATGACAAAGGGGCTTGAGATGCTTGTAGGAGCTTCTGCAACAGCTAAAATTGAAGAGATGGATTTACCGCTTCCTGAATATAAGATGCTGTATGAGACAATAATGGGAGTCGCTACAGGAACATACGGAGAGGAACAGACACCCTCAAAGTGAGACATACTATGATCTATGGGATGACTGGGAACTGATAGAGTCAAGCTTCCTGTCACAGTATGGTATAAGATTACGTGCAGATGATGATATGTCATGGTCTGAATTCTGTTCTTTATTATCAGGAATAATGCCTGAAACACCACTTGGAAGAGTTGTGAGCATACGTGCAGAAAAAGATCCGAAAATTATTAAGAATTTTACAAAAGAGCAAAAGAAGATTCGTAATGACTGGATTATAAGAAGAAATAAAAAGTTAATGAAAAATCCAAAAGCGTATAATGAATATTGGAATAATTTCCAAAAATGGGCTAAAGCTGCTTTCTCAAAGTAGAGAGCAGCTTTTTTAATGCCAGAAAGGAGATAATATGTCAGATGTAGTAGGTCAGATAGCTCTGGAACTTGGCATAGACAGTTCACAGATAGTTAACCAGCTTACAGGTGCTTCTAATAAAGCATCTAAACAAGCAACATCCATATTCTCCGGTATGGGAAAGAAGATAGCTGGGGCTTTAAGCATTGCAGCATTGGCTAAATTCACAAAAGATTGCATAGAAGTCGGTTCTAATGTAACAGAAGTACAGAATGTTGTAGATACGGCATTTAAGGATCTTGCGGGTTCGGCAGATGAATGGGCTTCTAATGCCATGACAAACTTCGGATTGTCGGAATTGTCAGCCAAAAAGTACATGGGTGTGTTTGGCCAGATGAGTAATGCTATGGGTATTACCGGACAAGCAGCACTTGATATGGCTGAAAATGTCACAGGATTAACCGGTGATGTTGCATCATTTTACAATCTTAGTACGGATGAAGCATATACAAAGCTGAAATCTATCTGGACAGGTGAAACGGAAACACTCAAGGACTTAGGTGTTGTCATGACTCAGACGAACTTAGACCAGTATGCTCTTAATAACGGTTTTGGTAAGACTACCGCCAAAATGACAGAGCAGGAAAAAGTAATGCTGCGTTTTCAGTATGTTACGAGTGCTTTATCTAATGCCACAGGAGACTTTGCTAAGACACAGGATTCTTGGGCGAATCAGACAAGGATATTATCATTGAGATTTGAGCAGTTAAAAGCAAGTCTTGGCAAAGGCTTCATAGCATTGTTTACACCTATCTTGCGAGGCTTTAACAGCTTGTTGGCAGGATTACAGAAGGTTGCCGATGGTTTTGCAAACTTTGTGCAAATGCTTACAGGAGCAGACGTATCAACCTCTATGGGTTCGATAAGTTCGGATATAGCTGGTATAGGAGATGATGCATCCAGTGCGGCGGACAATGTGGGAGATATTGGAAGTGCAGCCAAGAAGACAGCTAAAGATATAGAGAGGTCACTTGCAGGCTTTGACCAGATAAATAAGCTTACAGAGCCAACAGATGATAGTTCTGATTCAAGCAGTAGTACAAGTGGAACATCTTCAGGAATCGGAAGCGTTGACCTTGTACCAGATGTGAGTGGAAGTACATCTAATGTTTCTAGTGCAATATCTGATATGGCAGATAAAGTCAAGAAAGCATTAGAGCCACTTAAAGCAATATCCTTTGATAATCTGATAACATCTCTTGATAACCTTAAGAGAGCTGCACAACCATTAACAGATAAGTTGTTCGCTGGATTGGAATGGGCTTATTACAATATATTTGTTCCTTTGGCTAAGTGGACTATAGAAGATTTGCTTCCAGCATTTCTTGATGTATTAGCAGGCTGTTTAGATGTACTGAATAGTGCGTTAGATGCATTGAAGCCATTGTGGATGTGGGCTTGGGATAATTTCCTTGAGCCTGTGGCGAATTGGACTGGTGGAGTGATTGTTGATGTTCTGAAAGGATTGGCATCTGCATTAGAGGGTATATCTGATTGGATAAAGGATAATCAAGGTCCATTTGATGCAATCGTAGTTACTATAGGAGCATTTGCAGCAGCTTGGAAAGCGGTAGATTTAGCAGAATTTCTTATGAATGCTGGCGGTGTTGTTGGGCTTATAAATAAGCTGAAAAAGGCAATAGAAGCGTGCACGGTAGCAAAGCTTAAAGATAAGATAGAAACTATTCAGTTATGTGCTATGTATGCAAAGGATTTTGTTAAAAGTGTAGGACAGACAATAGCAAAATTATCTTCATCTGCTGTAGCATGGGTAAGTGATACAGCCGTAAAAGTAGCAGATACAACCGCAACGGTAGCACATACAGCGGCAACATGGCTTGCAACAGCAGCCACAACCGCATTTGGCGTTGCAATGACGGTTCTGACAAGTCCGATAACATTGGTTATTGCGGCATTGGTCGCATTAGGAGTTGGAATTTATGAACTTGTAAAACATTGGGATGTTGTGAAAGAAGCGGCCGGAATATGCTGGGATTGGATTGTTGGAAAATGGAACTCTGCCGGGGAGTGGTTCGCAGGTGTTTGGGAAAATATAAGGTCAGCATTTTCTAATTTTGACGATTGGCTGCAAAATATCTTCAATATGGATTTTTCAGATAGCTTCGGCTTTATAGGCGATATAATGAATGCTTATTTGCAAAATGTTTCTAATATATTTGGTGACGTAAAGCAGATATTTGGTGGATTGATTGACTTTATTGCTGGGGTATTTTCAGGTGACTGGTCAAGAGCCTGGAATGGAATAGTTGATACATTTGGTGGAATATTCTCAATGATAGCAGATATAGCCAAAGGACCTATTAATATTGTAATCGGACTTATAAATGGTATGCTTGATGGATTAGAAAGTGGTATTAACTGGATAGTCCGTAAGATAAATGGATTAAGCTTTGATGTACCTGACTGGGTACCGGTTATAGGTGGTGACCATTTCGGGTTTGATTTACCGGAAGTTGGATTTGGCAGTATCCCATACCTTGCAGAAGGTGGATATGTAAAGCCAAACACTCCACAGCTTGCCATGATTGGCGATAACAAACATCAGGGTGAAGTTGTTGCACCTGAGGATAAATTGCTTGAAATGGCACAAAAGGCAGCAGATATGGCTTCAAGTGCCGAACTTTTGGCAGAGGCTATAAGTATTCTTAAACAGATACTTAGGATTCTTGAAACATTGGATCTTGATATACAGCTTGACGGGAAGAGCCTTAAAAAGTATGTGGTAGATAAGATTAACGAGCATACAAAAGCAACAGGGAAATGTGAGATTATAACATAAGGATGTGATGAATTGATACTTGAGTGTGATGGACAGGAGCTTCCGGCTCCTGTCTCTCTCAAAGTGGATGATGAGATATTATGGTCTTCCGCTACAGGACGTACACTTGACGGCACAATGCTGGGAGATGTTGTTGCTGAGAAGAAGACCTTGTCTGTTAATTGGGGAATATTGCAGGAATCAGAGCTTATGATAATAAAAAATAAGCTGATTGCCGGGTTTTTCCCGATAACATTCCATGATGACGGGCAGGACATAACAATACCAACTTATAGGGGAACACTTAGTAAAGAGCAGATAGGCAGACTTGACGACGGTATATTTTATTACAGAAGTGCAAGTGTTCAGATTATACAGCAGTAATATAGGAAAGGAATCAGAAAATGAAACAGACAATGAGAATTAAAACGGTATACGAGAAATTAAGTCAATTGCATGAGATAAATAAACATTTTCCGGTAAAATTAAGCTATGCGATTGCAAAAAACATAAAAACATTAGCGTCAGAGGCACAAAATGCAGACGAATTAAGAGCAAAAATTTTAAAAGACAGATGTTTAAAAGATGATGAGGGAAGACCGGTTGTAAAAGATGGGGCTTATCAGTTTGATTCTGATGAAATCAAGGAAAATACAATTAAAGAAATTGGTGAGATTAATGATACAGAGGTTGAGATTGAACTCATGCCATTGTCGCTTGAATTGATTGAAACATGTGACAGTGGGGACTATGACAGTATTTCTTTAAAAGAAATGGAGACGCTTGAATTTATGATACAGGAGTAATGTATGTATAGTGAAGTTTCAGAAGAATTTATAAATACAATAAGAAGTCCTTCAAGAACATTTAATGCACGATTAAAGATTAACGGCAAATGGTATAGCACCGGGTTAAAAAAGATGACATATGAGAATTCTTCAAGCAGTGAAGAGTCATTACAACTCGGTTCGGCAGTTTCGGCTAAAATAGAGCTTACAGTTGCAAAGATAGACGAGCTTTTTGAAAATACAGAGATTTCGGTAGAAATCGGATTAAAACTGCAAGGTGGTGCATATGAATATGTTCCGGTTGGAATATTTACGGCAGAGCATCCTACGAATGATGAAAATTCAACGACATTTACAGCATACGACAGAATGATAAAAACAACAGGGATATACATATCAGATTTATCATATCCTGCGAAAGCAAAAGATGTATTGAATGAAATTAGTGTTCAGTGCGGGGTTCTGATAGATACATCAGGTATTGATGTTGTTATTGAAAAAAGACCTGAAGGTTATACATGCCGCGAGATGATAGGTTATATAGCTTCACTTGTCGGAGGCTTTGCTTGTGTGAACAGAATAGGAACTATAATTATAAAATGGTATGAGCAAACAGATTTCAAACTTGATTTATCACGAATCATGGCATTTGAAAAAACAGAGAGCAATTATCATTTAGATTATTTAACAGCCAATATAGACAATTCAAATTCATACACAGCAGGAGGCGGAACGCTCGGCGTAACATTTGATAATCCATTTATGACATCTTCAGGCCTTGAAGATGTATATAATAAAATAAAAGGATTTACATATAGAGAAGTTGAGTTAAAAGCACCTGCAGATATACGACTAGATGTATGGGATATTATAACGGCAGCAGTTAATGGCGTTGAGTATAGTGTGCCAGTTATGAATATAGTATATGAGTATGACGGCGGAATGTCTATGACTGTAAAATCATTCGGAAAAACAGAAGTTGAGACAAGCACAGATTTCAAAGGTCCGACATCAAAAGCAGTTGAAAGAATGTATTCGGAACTTATTACAACAAAAGAACTTGTTGCTAAAAAAGTAGATGCTGAATGGGTAAAAGCGAATACAGTTACATCTGAGAAGGTAATTTCAATAGAGGCTGATATATTAAGCATAAAAAATAATTATTTGCAGACAAATGAAGCTGATATAAAATACGCAACAATCGAGAAGCTTGATGGTGTAGAAGGAAAATTTGAAGATTTTTATGCAAAAGACTTTGAATCAGCCGTATCACATATTTCAGATTTAACGGCTGAGGTTGAAAAGGTAAATACACTTATGTTCGGCTCTGCGTCAGGTGGAAGCCTTACAACGGAATTTAGCAACAGCATTGTTGCGAATATCGGTGATGCACAGATAAAGTCTGCAATGATAGAAAGTATAGCCGCAGATAAGATTACGGCTCTCGACCTTAATACAACTAAATTTAAAGTTCACAGCGAAAACGGCATGTCATATTGGCAAGATAATACAATCATCATTAAAGATAGTAATAGAATAAGGGTTCAGATAGGTAAAGATGCCAATTCTGACTACAACATGTATGTTTGGGATAAATCCGGCAATCTGATGTTTGACGCTTTAGGACTTACTGAAAGCGGCGTACAACGTGAGATTATCCGTAACGATATGATAAAGGAAGATGCAAATATCAATGCAAGTAAGCTGGATATAGAAAGCCTTTTTAATGTAATTAACGAAGACGGAAGCCACACGCTGAAAAGCAGTAAGATTTATGTGGATGCGAACAAACAGACGCTTGATATTGTGTTTAAAAACATGACTACGAATGTTACAAATTTGCAAAATACTGTAACAACGCAGGGAACACAACTCACTGCTGTGCAAGGACAGATTTCGAGTAAAGTTTGGCAACAGGATATATCAACGGCTGTAAATAATTTGCAGATTGGTGGAAGAAATTTATTTCAAGGTACTAAAAAATTTGTATTTCAAAATGTTATCGCACTAGATGGTGTTGGAGGCGTAATTATAGCTGAACAATATAAAGGATTAACTGTACGTTTAAAAACGACGGCTTGGAATTTTTACAGGCCCACGATTAACTTAGAAGCAGGTAGTTATGTTTTTTCTGCATATGCAAAAGGAAATACAATATATAAGGTGCAAATGCTTGTAGTTGATACTGTTAAACAGATAAACATACAAAGTTCTCTATTTTCAATTACTGGTGATTGGGAAAAATATTATATAAATTTTACAATTAAAGAAAAAACAAATGTACGCTTTTATTTTGAATCTACTGGTGCGGGAGATATTTACGAATGTGGCTGGAAACTTGAAGAAGGTAATAAAGCAACAGACTGGACACCGGCACCAGAAGACATTGACGTCGATATATCATCAGTAGATACAAAAGTAACAACAGTAAGCAATCAGTACACGTCACTTAATCAGTCACTTACAAGCCTTACAGCAACAGTGAATAGCAATACAACAAAGATTAACAGTAAAGCTGACGGAAGTACAGTTACGGCTTTACAGTCAAATATGACGGCTTTAACAGCTGATTTGAATGGATTTAAAACAACTGTAAGTGAAACTTATACAAGTAAGATAGAATTTAATGATTTGCAAATTGGTGGAAGGAATCTTTTGTTAAATACGGCAGATTTAACGAAGTGGACATGTGAAGATAAAACAACTGTTGCTAAAGATGTAGACGGATTTTTTAAAATATTGACTACGCAAAAGACAAGCTGGTTTAGCATATATCAGACGGTCACAGCAGTATCAGCAGGTCAGACATATATGTTATCGGGTTATAACAAAAAAGGAACTAAGGCAGGCTATGTTGTTATAAGGTATTACAAAAGTGGAACAGCAAATATTCTCTTACAACAAAATGTTTCGGCTGGGCGTTTTACAATTAAATTTACAGTTCCAGCGGGAGCAGATTCTAAAATAAATGTATACCTTGGATTACAGCCAACAGCAAGCGGAGATTACACGTATTTCAAATTGCCAAAACTTGAATTCGGAGACAAAGCAACCGGCTGGACACCAGCCCCCGAAGACATAGACGAAAAATTTACAGAATACAGTTCAACAACGCAAATGAATTCTGCAATTACTCAATCCGCAAATTCTGTATTAACTACAGTAAGCTCTAATTATGCCACAAAGGCTAGCTTAGAGGTAAAAATAGACAAAGACAAGCTGATAAGCGAAATTAATGCAAGTGCAGATGTTATAACGCTTAAATCGAACCGATTTGTATTAGACAGCACTAATGCAAAGATTGCGGCAGACGGAACTGTAAATTTTGTTCAGGGTACTATTGCAGGGTGGAATATTTCTTCAACAAGATTAAGCGGTTCTGCCGGACTGTATGGTATATCACTTAATAAGCCAGCATCAACATCAACAAAAGTTATAAATATTAATCATATAGACACGACAGCGGCGGCAACATACGTAGATGATTTTTACGTTCGAGCGGATGGATATACATATATCCCAGATGGGTATCTGTCTACAAAAAATCACAGTGTTGGTGGTAAAGGGATTGAAATCTACGAGAGCCAAATTAAATTCTATTCGTGGACGGATAAAGATAACTTTACAGGTAAAATTTACACATCATACATTGACGGTGGAAACAGCGGTTCTCAAAACAAAAGGCAAGCGTTAGTTATTTGTTCAGATTTTAATGACGAACTTCATCTTGATTACAGTGATGAGAACAGAAAAATTTATACAGCTATTGTGATTGATCAAAATGCAGACCACAAGATTCATATGCGTGTGCCAACGGTATATCACACAGAGATACAATCTTACAATGACGAAAACTATCCTGTGACCGTTAATTCAAATTTTTCAGTCGGCAAAAAAGGAACTGAAAAAATTGCACGTTTTTGGTGCTACAATGGCGGCGATACAACAAAAAGCATAAGAATATTTAATGCCGGTGAAGAAGCAGGACGATACGTAAATAACTGTGAGCTTTCTCTGTGGGGAACAGGTAGAGTTCAATACAATTGGTATGTAAACGGCACTATTTACGGAAATGTATCAAGCGATTCAGACAAAAATATAAAAAAAGATATTCAGGCTCTTGATATTGAAGATTCAGCACATTTTATTTACAGCCTAATTCCGTCAGAGTTCCGTTTCAAAAACGGAACGTCAAACCGCTTGCACCATGGCTTAATCGCACAGGAAGTTAAGGAATCAATGGGAGACGATGACTGGGGATTGTTTATTGATAAAAAGGTAGATGATGCAAATTATAGTGAGACAGCTATAAATGAGCTGACAGGTGAGCAGACGCAGCTTATGACAGCACGTTACAGTTTGAGATATGACGAGCTTATAGCCGATTTAATAGCGACAGTACAAAGTTTGAACAACAGACTTAAAGCATTAGAAAAGTAAGAAAGATAGGTGTAAATATGTATAATGATTCCTCATAGACGCGAAAGCGTCTTTTTTTAATACAAAAATTTTAAAGTTGCACCGGTGCAACACATTGGCAATAAGGACAGCATATTAATGTTAGGAGAACATTTATGACAGAGGCAATAATAACAGCTGTTGTCACGTTAGTTGTTTGCCTGGTAAATAACTATGTAATGCACAACAAGACAATAACGCTGATTGATTATAAGCTATCAGAGCTTACAAAGCGAGTTGATAAACATAATAATGTAATCGAACGCACATTTAAACTTGAAGAACTGACCGCTCTTCAGGAAGAAAAAATCAAGGTTGCAAATCACAGAATTGAAGATTTGGAAAATTTAGAAAAGAAAGGTTAATGGTGATTAAAATGGATTTAACTAACTATGTAACTGTTTTACCTATTGTTGTAATCTGCTATTTGGCAGGTATGGGCTGCAAGGCATGGAGTAAGATTCCTGATAAACTGATTCCGGTAATTGTCGGAACAGTTGGCGGCATCATTGCAATTCCGGCGATGTACATAATGCCGGAGTTCCCGGCAAAAGATGTTATTACCTCAATATCCATAGGCATATGGTCGGGTCTTGCATCTACAGGTGTAAATCAGGTTTATAAGCAGATAAAACAAAATTAATCAAAATGCTGTGGCAGCATATGTCACAGCATTTAATAAAATAATAAGAAAAGAGGATAAATAATATGAAATTTGGAATTGATATATCAAGATGGCAGGGGATGTATGATTTTGAACAGGCAAAAAGAGAGGGGATTGAATTTGCAATCTTCAGATGCGGCGGAGCAGACGATAGGAATATCGGCATGTATTACGATTCGACGTATCGAAGAAACTATGCTGAATGTGCGAGACTTGGAATTGCAAGAGGTGTTTACTATCTCTTAGACGCAGAATCTACAGAAGAGGCGGCAGAACAGGCACGCCACTGCCTTTCACTTGTCGAGGGAATGAAGCTGCAGCTTCCTGTATTTGCCGACGTTGAGGGAGAGGCTCTTGACGCTGATAATCTTACAGAGATTATTAACAGATTCTGTGAGGTTATAAAAGAAGCCGGCAATGATGCAGGCGTATATGCTTCTGCAAGTCCGTTAATTAATCTGATTGATGTCAAGGCAATCAAGGAAGCCGGCAATGATGTATGGTGTGCGTCATACACAGCAGAAAAGCCGCAAATCGGTGTAGACATAGACATTTGGCAGTATGGCGGCGGCTCTGATAACTTTATCAGAGATGTGAGTGTTGCAGGGCAGGCTGTAGACCAGAACTTTGCTTATAAGGATTATGATTTTAATGTTGCTCCGGAGCAGACAGATGATATACTTGACAACGAAACACCTGACAACAACATTGACACAAATAAATATAATAGTGTTAAGGTAAGGTTTACAGGCGAGACAGATATTTACGGCACATATATCACAGCATGGCACAATGAAGACGGATATGATGTAGAAAGTTATAACGGCGAGACAATGCGACTGACACATGACGGAGTTGTATTTGCGGTAGTAAGAGAGTCAGATGTTGAAGTTATTGGCTCTGCAGCTTCCGGAAATGACAATGCTATAAAAAACGGCGACAGTGTAAGATTTACAGGAAATGTAGATGTTAATGACACAGCATTAAAGATATATGATAGAATATACAGAGCAGAAGACATTGCAGATGGAACTGTGGTTCTTATGTTTGATAATGATGTATATGCAAGAGTATATATTAGTGATGTAGTTGCAGCAGATTCTGCACAGCCAGCTGAAAGTGAACCTGTAAGACAGGAAGAAAGAACAGCTACAGTAGAGCCGGGTGGTTCTTTCTGGCAGATTGCAAACGACTACTTGGGAGACGGAAACAGAGCGGCGGAGCTGGCAGAGTACAACAATATGACGCTTGAAAGCGGATTGTATGCAGGCATGGTTTTGAGATTGCCACAATAAATATGTTGGTAGTCAAATGGTAGTCAGATAAAATAAGAATCCAGCATTTAAGCGGCTTTTAGATATATAAAAAAATCACTCGTAATGAGAAGGTCGCCGGTTCGATTCCGGCTGGTAGCTTACATCAAAAATCCCCGCAAAACCTTGTAAATAGAGGCTTGCGGGGATTTTTACATGTAAAAAATGTTTGTCGGTTTTAGGTGAAAATCGAGTGTTTTTTGGTAGTCAGAAGGTGTTCAGCCATCGATCACATTGGCAAAACGCTGTTCAATTTCATTGGTCAGCTCGGAAATATATTTATCGTTGTGGACAGGGTCTGTAATACGTTTATCATAAGGAACGAAACCACCGGCCATATTTTCGTGTCCGCCGCCGCTTCCGATGCCCTCAAGTGCCTGATTGGCAACCTTTCCGGCGTTAATTGTTCCTTTGTT